AGCGTGAGTTTTTTGATGGTGCACGTGATCACAGTATCAACAAATACTGCGAAAAACTTAATCACAGTTGACCAAAAATCTTGTTTGCCTAGTTTTGCCGTACTAAATAAACTGTCATTTCGATGACACCAGGCACAAATAAAACATACTATAGGCATTTAGGCAAACAAGAGGCAGCATGAAGTTACCAAACGATGCAGAGGCACAACTAAATCGATTACTAGGCGCATTCATAAGGCAAATACCAGAGGCACCCAAATATCGAGAGAGACTGGTCGAAGAACTTGAGATCATACTCAAATTACGCTTCACCGATTACTTCCTAACAATTTGCGATGTACTGACGCTAACCGCGGACATTCCCCATATGACCAGAGGTTCAGCAGGGTCAAGTCTTGTGTGTTACCTATTAGGTATCACCGATGTAGATCCCATAAGATGGCAAATACCGGTTGCACGTTTCCTAAATCCTTTGAGGGATGACTTGCCAGATGTGGACATAGACTTTCCGCATTGGCAACAGGATACTGTGATGCAAAGAGTATTTGCGAAATGGCCTGGTCGCAGTGCAAGAATCAGTAACTATGTGCTATACAAGGAGCGCAGTGCCCGTAGAGAAGCGGCACGCCGTCTTGGCGCATCTGGCAAACTCCCTCGCAATTTTAAGTATGAAGATTATGACATCGACAAGGAAGAGGCAATGAGGCTCGAAAGAAAACTACTAGGCAAAAAAAGATCAATATCAAAACACTGTGGTGGCATTGTGATACTAAAACACAAGGTGCCAAAAAGTCTAATCAACCAAGACAATCAGTTGATGCTGGACAAAAGAGAAGTAGAAGATTTAGAACATCTAAAAATAGACATACTGGCCAACAGAGGGTTGAGCCAACTGTTAGAAATAGACAGCGACACACCACTAGAAGCATATCCAGAACAAGATTTTGAAACATCACAACTGTTGTGCAGAGGTGATGTGCTAGGCGTAACGCAGGCAGAGTCCCCGGCCATGCGACGCCTATTCCAAGCAATACAACCACAATCAAAAGCAGACTGTGTGTTTGCTAGAGCACTGATTCGTCCTGTGGCCACAACAGGCAGACAAAAGGCAGCATTTTTCCAAGACTGGACAGAACAAGCACTAGAAGATACCATAGTGTATGAAGATGATGCCATACACAAAATAGCAAACCTAATTGGTTGCGACATGTATGAAGCAGACATGTATCGACGTGCATTTGCAAAACGTGATGAAGAACGTGTGATGGAATTTATGGGCAAGATGGGAGAATGTGAAGACAAAGAACAGATTATCCAAGAACTGTATGGCTTGGGTAACTTTGGGTTGTGTAGAGCACATGCTGTGAATCTTGGAAGGCTGATTTGGGCATTGGCGTATCAAAAAGCACACAACCCAAAGGCTTTTTGGCGTGCTGCACTCAAACACTGTGTGGGATCCTATAGACGTTGGGTACACAAAACAGAAGCAAAGAATGTTGGTTGGGATCTACGTGAACTAGGTTATGAGAATGGCATCACCAGCACACCACAAGCACAGTATCGCAAACATGGTTATTGGACACAACCTGACTTTATGCCTGGCATGTTCATACAGGAAACATGGGGTGATAGAGTAAACTTTGCAGGACTTATAGCCAATGGCAGAACATTCCGCGGCGAAAGTGGACGCTATGTTACATTTGTCACTGCAGGCATTGCCAATGGTGAGTATGTAGACATCACAGTCAAACGTCCGTTTTCACACAAGGATCATGATGTTATTGTAGGCAGTGGTAAAATACGCATGAGCAATGGTGCACGTTACATTGAATGTTATGATGCACAAGGTCACAGACTAGAGCGTTATCTCAGTTGTTAGACTTGAGTCCAGCAAGCATGTCTTTTAATTTGCTACTTTGTACACTAGCAGTGATTTTCCCCACATCCTCATCGCCTGCTTCTACAACACCGGCGTTGTCTTTTGATTTGATCTGTTCATAGATACTGCTTGACTGTTTCTTAAACTGTTGATATTCTTCGTCCTCACCCAAGTCTCTGATGCGCAAACTTTCAACATCAAACTCCAAATCAATCTTTTGTCCAACGCCACTTGAACTACGTGTTTTCATAAGTTGCAGTTGATAGCGTCCACGTTCACGCATTGCTCTGCTGGTAAAGATACCAAACACATTGTCTGCTGTGTTGATCTTACTTAATCCGCCTGCAATCATGCTGTGATCAAATTCAATTTCTTCAACTGCACTACGATTCAACTGACTTGCTGTAACAAACACACAGTTTAATTCTTTGGCCAAGTTGCGCAGTTCTTCTGACACATACTTGTCTTTGACAAACAAGTCATTGGGCGATACCTT